TCAATATCATCAATGTGTTGAAGTGGTTTAGTAGGAAGAGTAATTTCTTGACACAGATTACTCATCTCAACTTTATCAATAAAAGATGAGTGAGAGTTACAGTGATCGATATTCATAATGTAAATACGACCTGTTTCTGCACGTTCTTTCAGAAGAGCCATAAAAATCTCTTGTGCTCTGACCTTTTTCTTAGGTATAGAATGAGCGCGTTCATATTTCTTATAAAGCTCATCAAACTTAGGAGTTCCAAAAGCTTCATATAGCCCTGGAACATCGTTTGGACTAAATAAAGAAATATTTTTATCTTCAATAAATCTCTCATAAAATAGCTTAGAGATTTGAATACTGTAATCTAGCTTACGAACGCGGTTATCTTCCGTTCCTTTATTATTTTTAAGAACAAGAATATCTTCTATCTCTTTGTGCCAGATAGGAAAATGTACAGTAGCTGAGCCACCTCTGACACCGTTTTGCGTGCAGCATCGTACAGTTGATTCAAACTTCTTAAGAAACGGGATGACTCCCGTGTGTTGAACTTCTCCACCTCTAATCCTTGAGTTGATTGCTCTAATTCTACCTGCGTTGATACCAATACCTGCCCTTTGTGATGTATAGTATCCGATAGCCATATCAGAACTAAAAATACTGTTAAGAGTATCATCGCTATCAACAAGAACGCAGCTAGCAAACTGACGAATAGGAGTACGAACACCAGCCATAACGGGAGTAGGAATATTAATTTTAAAAGTTGAAATAGCATCGTAATAGCGTTTAACATATGATAACCTTACATCTTTAGGATAATTATAAAACATTGTTGCAGCTATCATCATATACATAAACTGAGGAGTTTCGTATATCTGCCCGTTAGAACGATCTTGCACTAAATACTTATCTACTACCTGTCTTAAGCCAGCATAGGTAAAATCAAAATCTCTTGTGTGCTTAATATGAGAGTCCAGCTTTTCTAGCTCTTTAGCTGAGTACCACTTAAGAATAGCTTCATCATACACACCATTCTTTATATTTCTAGAGATTAGTTCACCTAGAGAGATATAGTCAAATTGTCCCATTACCTCTTTTCTAAGAGAGAATAAAAGAAGTCTAGCGGCAGCATATTGATAGTTAGGGGTCTCAAGAGATATGAGATCTGCTGCACTTCTAATTAAGATACTTTGAATATCTTTTGTAGATATTCCATCAAATATTTGAATACCTGAGTTCATTTCTATTTGAGAAGCAGATACACCACTCAAATCTTCACAAGCTTCAAATGTCATTTTATGCAGCTTTTCTAGATTAAGAGGCTCCTTAGAGCCATCTCTTTTTGTAACTTCAATTGTTGCCACTACTATATCTCCTATTCAATATAACTTATGTTATTTTCTTTAATTATTGAAATTTTTTCAATTAATGGGTGCGTAAAATCATGTGATATTAAGAATACGTTTAAATTATCTTCTTCCTGTAAAATATCAATAAGTTTTTCTTTACCGGCATCATCTAAAACACCAGTGATTTCATCTAAGAATAACAGATTAATATAATTACCGCCTATTTTAGATAATAGGCTTCTTATAGAAAGAAGGATGGCTGTTTGTATTCTACTAAACTCTCCTCCAGATACTGTTTCTACAGGAGTTTCTTTACCGTCATTTACTACAACTATATTTAGTTTTTCACCATCTAATCGAAATATTACTTGAAACTTACCATCAGATAGTTCTGATAGATATTTATTAATTGTGTCTTCTAACTCTTTTGTTAGATTTTCTAATTTAAACGCTACAATACCTGTAGTACTAAACGCCTTTCTTAAAATTGTGATATTTTTAATTTTTGACGATAAAGAAATTATATCATCATTCAATAGGTGTTGTCTAACTAAAAATTGTCGTTTTTGTTCTTGTAGGGCTTCTACTTTTGTATTATGGATCTTAACTTGCTCATTATAATCTTGTGCATCAGATTTAGCTTTTTCTTGCTCTCGTAAATTCTTAGAGAAATTTCTTAAAGATTCTTCTATCTCTGTATAGTCAGGATACTTTCTAGGTATAGAATCATCTATTAGTTGAGCTAGTTGTTCAAAGCGTTCTATAGCTTTTTGATTACTAACATACTTAGTTAAAGCTTTTTCGTAGTTGCTATACTCTTTACTTAGACTATCGTAAGTTATTTTTACTTCTTCCAATTCTTCTTGATATGACACAATATCGGATTCTAAGCTGTTTTTAATCAACTTAGTTCTGGAGTTATCAATGTGTTGACCACAAGCGTAACAATTATCTGATGTATCTAAGCCTTTAATCTTTTTTTGATTATCTGCTATTTTTGTATTTAAAGTATTAATAGTAGTTTTGGCTTGTTCAAAGTCTTCTTTAAAACCTAAAGATAGAGCTGGTTCGGCTAGTTCTATATCAAATAATAACTTATCTCTTTCTTCGACAAGCATATTATTCTTATCAATTTTTTTACATTGTGATTGGTAATCTTCTAATTCATTCTTTAGTCTGGCTATTTTTTGTCTTAGAGATTCATCAATACCTGGTACTTCAATTAAAGATTTAGTTTCTTTTATTTGGTTTTCTTCTAGAAATGAATTAACACTTTTAATCTCACCATTCTTTGAAGCTAATTCTTTTTCTAGAGAAGATAGTTTAATCTTAAGAACATCCCCAATAGCAATATACTTTTCTAACCCAAAAAGATTGATTAGAAATTTTTTTCTGTTAGTATCTGTAGCTTTAATAAAATCTAGTAAGTCTGTAGAGCTTTGATATGTTAATTGTGAAAATACTTCAAAATCCATACCTAAGATGTTAGATAGCTTTTTATAAGTGTCTGGAACTTTGTGATCAGATATATCAACACCGTTTTCTAGTAATGTTACTTTACTAGAAGCCCCAATTCTTTTTACTTGTACACTGTAGTTTTTATCATTTACTTGAAACTCTAAAGAGCCTCCCCAGTCTTTACTACTAGAGTATCTATTAACAATATCACCTTTTTTGATATTCTTAATATTTTTTGAAAATAAAAGTTCTTGAATGATTAGTGCTATTGTTGATTTACCACTACCATTAGGAGCAGTTAGTTGTGTAATCTTATTTTTATTTATGTCTAGTTCATTATTATTTCCATAACTAAACATATTATTAAATGTGAGTTTTTTTAAAGTTATTTCCATGTTAAAAATACCGGCCAATCTTTCGGTCCATACCGAACTCTTTTGTCTCTAATTTCTCTTACATTATCTACTTTTTGAGGTCTAACTAGTAAGTGATCATAATCACTCACTAAATATCCTATTGTTTCCCATCCAGTTCTTTTTGTTCTACGTTTTAGATTAGTATAGCAGTTATAGATAAAAGTATTATCCTTATCACCAGGTTGATTAGGATCATAGTTTTTAAGATAGTGCATAAATATCGGTTCTAAACTAGTAAAAGTAAAGAAGTTTTTATTTGTATTTATTGCATACTTTACCATATTAGGAGAGTCTTCCCACCATCCTACACCAAACTTACATATATCAGGATTATGCCCTGAATATATTAATATATCTTTATCAGTCATATGATCATATAAATGACTTAAAGCTATTTGACTTAGAGAATGTGTGAACTGACCATACTTTGTAGCTTTTGGTATAGTTTCATTTTCAAAGGTTTTTAAACTTAGATTTACAATATTTGAAGTAATATTTCTTGTTTTACAAAACTCTTCTACATATAGTAAGTCAAAGTCGTTTTTACCTTCAAAAAGTCTGAGAGTAATACCTTCAAAAGGAATTCCTAATTGATAGAAGGTCTCAGCGGTAATCTCAGAATCTATCCCTCCGCTAAGTGCTATATAGAATTTATAATCACTATATAGCTTAGCGAATTGCTCAGCCAAGATAAAAAGATCATGCTTTATAGAAGGTCCATGTCTTTTATATCTTGGAACATTAACAAAAGCATCTTTAACTGGATTAGGTCTCCACCAATCTCCGTTATCATACTCCCAGTATACTCTATTAAGTTCTAGCATTGATATTTAAATCTTGAAAGTCTTTTACAATTTCTTCTACGTTAGATACTTTTATATAGTTCAAATAAACCTTTAACTCTTCTGAAAGGCTTAGGTTTTTAAGATCTAGCTTAGAGTTTTCTGTAGGCTTAATCGCAATCTTCTTATCAAGCAGCTCAGAGTTTTTAATGCTAGCTAGTTGATCTACAGAACCAGTAACTTCATATATTGTATGATTAAAGCTATCTTGCTTCATCTGCTCGCCAGCTTTTAGTGTTTTACGAATAAGCTTTGGAAGTTTTAGTGGTACGAAATTAACACTATAATCGTTACAAGAATTAAACTGTATAGAATTAACTCCATAGTCTCTCCCATCATCACGATCAAAGCTAGTATTCATCGGAGAACCACTATACCAAGCAGGATAATCCATGTACTTATGAGCAAAGTGTATGTCACCGAGAAGTATGAGTTTCCAGGCACGAAGCTTCTCAAAACTGTATTCCTCCGTAATATGCGGGGGAACCTCTCCGCGAATATGAGCAATGAGAATTTCATCTCCCTCAGCGCTCCATAAATTATCCTTTTGAAGTTCACCATACGGAAAAAAGTAAAACTTCTGATCCATAATAACTTCGCGTCTGTTTTTAGTAATAAGAACCAAGTTCGGATTTGTAATTGCGTAGTCTTCGTGAAAATGCTCAAGGAAGCTTTCCCCTTTTTTAGTAGCTTCGTGATTACCTGGAATTATGTATGTTGGTATGCGAACTGCATTCGCATATCTTAGAAATAAGCAGATTTCATCTGGTTCTGGCTTCCTATCAAACACATCACCAGAGATAATATGAATATCATGGCTATCTTCTAGTTTGTGTAGCTCATCAAAAAAGAGTCTAAAACGATTAGCACTCCAGTCGGATGGTACTTTCTTTCTGTGTAAATTTATGTGCCAATCAGCACTATGTAGAATTTTCATGTAGTAATCCTAATTTAAAATTTTAATTTTGACGGAGATCAAAAAGTATGCTATTCTTATTGCATATAGGTGATAACGAAAACACCGCAGGTGATCAGCTGTTCAAGAGCGACCCCCCACGGTGTTCGATTACGTTGTCTCGGAGAGACATATTGCGTTGCACGGAGTGCATAAGCGTGGCGTCGCCAGAGCTATGCCTAAAATTATCTACCTGTACCGATAATCTTACTTAGATCGCCTTCGAATGTGTAAGAGCCTACATGGTTTAGTCTTGTATTTGGATCCATCCAAATTTCACCACCTAATCTCTGCCACAGTCTACAGAAAGTATAATCTTCTGATAGATATCTATTATCCCCATTCTCATCCTTATCAATCATCGTATCAAAAAACGCATAGCAGAATTTTTGTAACTTAGGATCGATATTACTATCATTCTTATAGTGTAGATCAGGATAAGCGAGCATCATCTTTTCAAAGACTTCACGCTTAATGCAGAAGAACCCGGTCGAAGCGTCCCAAACCTCAACAGCTCCGTTTTCTACGCGGATCTGCTTTTTTACAGGATCAATATACTTAAAGTTCATAGCATATTGAATTGGTAGAGCTTTCTTAGGATAAGCCGCTGCAATAATATCTTTATCCATTGCAAGCATTCTAATTACTGAATCAGGATCAAATTCAATATCTGCATCAATAAAGAATAGATGGGTAGCTCCAGATTCTAAGAACATGGCAGACAGGATATTTCTAGCTCTGGTAACTAAGCTCTCATTTCTTAGAGTAGTTAGTCTAAAAGTAATGCCATGTCTTACTAATTCTTGAGAAGCCTTAAAGATACTTAAGAAGAACTGATCAGTAACTAATCCACCATAACAGGGAGTAGCGAAAAATACGCTACACTTTTCTCTAAGAACATTTAGGTCTACTTGAGCCTGCCCTTGTTCGTCAATTCTTAGAGCTTTCTTTTCTGCACTTTCATCTAATAGTGCCTTAGAAGTATCAAAATCTCCTAGTGACTTTTTTACCATTAATCAAGATCCTCTGGCTTTTCTGGTCTAAACTCGTCAGAAGAGTCTCCAGTAAAGTAAGCGGTATTCTTTAACAACCACTCTTTTTGCTCTTCATAAGTCTGCCTCTTATAAATCTTATCAAGCTCGAATAGCTCTAGCTTCTTTTCAGTTTCAGAAAGAGCTGAGTTATTTCTGGCAGGGATTACAGAATACTTTACGTTCTGAGGAAGAGGTCCAGTCTTTTCTTTCTTAATTGTAATGTCATATCCTGCTCCATCGTCAGCTGGATTGCCATAATCTGGATTTGTAGCATAATCTACAATCTGCTTATAAATAGTAGACCTTAGATCAAAAATCTTTACCTTGCCATCAGTTCTGTCAATTACGTTACATACATAAGCAAACTGAGGCTTTTCTGCGTAAATCTCTTCATCAATTTCTTTCATTGGGTCTTTAATACTATCATTAAAGGTTTCTTTTTGTCTATCAAAACGAAGACACTCTACAGGCATCTTCTTTCCTTCTGTAGTTACAACCCAATATACATATCTAGGCAACACTTCTCCAATTAGCCTTAGCTTAGTGTCTCCAATACCAATATTAATTCTTTCAATTTCTTTTCTACTAGATGATCCAGATCCAGTATTGCCTTTTGCTTTGTCCCAAGATACCATATTTAGTGTTTCCTTTCGTGTTGAACTAAGTTCATTTTGTGTAGGTATTTTCTAAGATAAATACAATTTTATCTTTTTCAATACAAATAAATGGATTATTCTTAATGCCATCTATTTCTTTTAGTTTAAAATAATCTTTATTTATGTAGTTATTTCTATCTTCAATTTTTCTGTGTGATAATAGCCATAGATACTGAATCTTATATACTACAGGAGTTACAGCTAATAAAAATGATGGGTTATTAAAATAACTTTGTGGTTCTTCAATTAAATAGTTATTAAATATCTCAAACTTTTTATTAATTACTAAATAACTATTTAGCCAGTTTGGTATTCTATAAACATTTAATTTTTTTATTAAGTCTAATGAACTATTTGCTATTTTCTTATTATAGCTAAAAGTTGAAGCATAAGTCAAAACAATTATTGAATCTTGATCTTTTTTGGCTTTATGTAACAACTCATACCAATTAAAGTAATACATTTATAATGTATAACCTCTTTGTATATACCAATTCCTTCTACTTACTTGTTGTCTATGAACTATTCCCCCTGCTAACCAAAAGTCACATATTAAAGGTCTTTGTTTGTCTGGGTGTTCTCTAATTATTCTGCCTATTCTTTGTTCTAGTTTAATAGGATTATTAGAGGGGAATACTAAGAATAGAGTATCTAGTCTATGACAGGAAATGCCCTCGTCGAATAGTTTAGTTGTTAGAACTACTTTATACTTAGGACCGACGTTCTCTAAGACTTCTTTTCTTTGTTCTTCTAGTGTGCCGCCAATCATAAGAACTGAGTTAGGTATTAATTTATTTAATTCTCTCAACCAATCTAGACGTTCTCCTAAAATGAGAACGCATCTACCTTGACTTACTTTTTCTATGGCTTTTTCAGCAATTAGCCGGTGCAACTCCGAATTCAAAGCAAGTTTATTGGTTTGCTTACTCCAATCTCTTTTTGGATCTAAAACATTGAATCTTATGTCTGTTTGATAAATCTCAACCATAGGAATGGCTAAGACACGAGGGTCTTCGGCGTAAGACTTAAAAGTAGTAAAATAGTCGTCTAATACGACATGCTTACCATCTTTTCTTCTGGGAGTGGCACTGATAGCTATTTTAGCTCTACAGTTAATGGAGTTTACTGCCTGAGAGAACATATCTGCTGGACACAAATGAGCTTCGTCTACTAACAAGAGCCCAAATCTATCATGTAAATCATCTATATTATTTAAAACACTTTTATAAATACCAACGGTAATTTCTTGTATATCTAAAAGACCGTCTCCTACCTTACCAATCTTTACTCCGGGTATTTGTTTCTCTAATTCTTCAATCCATTGTCTAAATAATAACTTAGTATGTAGTAAAATAAGAGTTGGTTTATTAGCTCTAGCAATTAGATTACAACCTACATAGGTTTTACCCCAACCGCAGGGTGCTTGAAATAACCCACTTCTAATTCTGTCATTTATTTGAAAAAAAGAATCAACCATTACCTGTTGTTCTGGTCTTAGAGACCCATTAAAAGAAAACTTTTGGGTAGCATCTTCAAAATTTCTTAGATCTTCAACAGTTTCAATTTTTAATTTATGATAAGAATTACTAGGAACTGCATAAACACCATTAACATCGTTATACTCATACGTATAGTGAAAATCATCTACTATTTGATAAGTATAAGCGTTTTCAAAAGATGAGATATCTTCAATATCTTCCTCTTTTATATATATTTTATCAGATATTGTTGCAGATTTTATGTTTAATTTACTTATCATTTATAGCCAGATTGTATTTTTATTAGTTTTTTCGTCTGTTAAACCTAAAAAATACCAATTTTTATTAATATAAGTCAATTTTCCGTAGTAAAAAGACTTATTCTCTTCTATCTCTGATATATTTTCTACATTAATTTTAAAAGGATAGCTAATGTTTTTAAACCAGAAGTAAGGAAGTTTAGTTTTTATTATTTCTCTCTCAGAATATTTAAATTGCTCTTTTATTTCAAAATTATGAATATTTCCAAGGCTATCAATTCCTAGTTTACAGTTTGATTTTAACAATTCTTCTATATTTCTTATGGTATAGTCGAATTTTATTCTTTGATAGTCTTTTCTTGAGTCTAATTCTATTAATCTACTTAGATATTCTTGATTTTTTATGTTTTTATCATCTACTATATATTTTTGGTTATTTATTGTCGTAAAAATTTTATCAATAGTAAATTCAAACTGTACTACGTTTTTTATTCCAAATATAGGAAAAGATATTTTACTGAATTTGCTCATTTTGTCTGTGTATGAAAGTTATACCACTTAGATGATCTAACTCGTGTTGGAAACATCTAGCTTCTATACCAGACATTTTTTCAATAACTCTATTTCCTTTTATATCTGTATATTCCGCTATTATTTTAGAAGAACGTTTAAGATTTATCTTAATGGTAGGAAAACTTAAACAATATTCATCCATTTCTACTTTGTCATCAGACTGCCATGAAATACTAGGGTTTATACATGTAATTATTTTACCATCTTTGTACATTATAAAAACTGCTTCTTCTTTGCCTACTTGATTAGCAGCCAACCCTATACCCTTATATTTTTTCATAATTTTTATTAATTTATCCCTAAGCAATTTAATGCTTAGGGACTTTGCGTTATCAACACGAACGGCTGATTTATATAACCGCTCATCAGTTGAATCTATAAGTTTCATGCTATTCTTCTAACCCCAATTAATCTATGTGCTGGATAAAGTCCAACTGTTACTGATTTGTTTTGGTTGCCACCTACGGCTCTAATATATCTAATGTTATTTATATACTCATAACCATCGAAGAATGCAACGTGACCTGTTCCAGAGGATCTTCCTCTTGTAAATACTACTATGTCACCTTGTTGTGGTTCTTTTACTACTGTTCCATATGATAGAAAACTTCTAGCTAGTAAACTATTAGTTCCTTCATATCCAGAAGATTTAAGAACTGCATTCATAAAAGCTGCGCACCACGCTATAGAAACTGGGTCTACTTTTGTGTGATTGCCCTCACTTAAAAATCTTTTAAGCTCATTTCTATCTCTTTTTGCGTGATAACCTACCCAGTCTTTAGCCTTTGCTATTGGTTTTTTTGTTCCAGATGGTGTAGGATTTCTATGTACTACTGGTTTAGCCTGTAAACCTTCTCTAGAGACTGCTAACTGTCTGTCTCTCATTTGTTCTCTAGCCCAATATTGGGCTGCGGTCTCATCTTGCTCAGAAAAAAAGTATAAGTTTTGTGTGTTTTGTTGAACAGTTTGGGGATTATTTTGTTGTACTTTTACTGGTTTTTTCTTTTTATTTGTAGTTACTTTTTTCTTGTTATTTTTTTGTTTCTTTACAGTGGTTGAATTATTTTGGATCCCCACCCCTATATCAGAGTTATTTCTTGGCACTGCTAATGCTTGATTAGTAATTACAAAACCAGACATCATAATAGCTAATAACACTGTCTTAATAAGTGTTGATTTCATACGCGTACTCCTTTTAAAAAACCTTGCTTGTCGGCAAGACCTTTTCCCTCCTCAATAAAAATAGTACCTTTTTTAGAGGTACTATTTTAATTTTATAAAACTATCGTCTATTAGTCAACACTTAAATGAGAATAAATGCTTATTCTATAAGTGACAACTAGGTGATACTCATTATAACTCATTGCATTCTTTTCTGTATCTGATGCTATTTTTTATAATTTTCGAGTTCACCCCAGCTTGGCCCTAATTCAAAGTCCATTCCAATAGGGCATCCATCAATGGAGCAGCCTCTATCTGTTTGAATAAACTTTTTCGTCATTTCAATATATAGGTCAACTAGATCTTCTCTAACTTCCGCAACAATTGAGTCATGAACCACTGTGAATGGCAAGATATCATTTTGATATCCAGCCTCGTCTATCCACTTAACTAGATCAATTAATCCTAGAACGTTAATGTCTGAAGCCACGCTCTGAACTAGAAAGTTAACTCCAGATCTAATAGCGTGTTTAGCTACCCCCTGATTAGGAGATCTTGACTCAGGCAATCTGCGTTTACGACCAAAGAAACTATAGATGAAAGCGTTACTTTCAATCTGGTTATTACTATCTTCGATATAGCTTTTAAGCGCGTAGGCTTCTCTAAAATATTTTGCAATAAATTGTTTAGCCTCATTAGTACTAACACTAGCTGTTTCTGCAATTTTTGCTGGCCCAGCTTGATACATGATACCGAAAGTAATAGCCTTTGCATGTTGACGCTTATCAGGAAATTCTTTCTTTACACTGTTTACATCACAAGGAAGATTAAAAATCTGTTTTGCAACATAAGAATGGAAATCTAGTTTCTCAATAAACGCTTTCTGTAGAAACTTATCGTTACTTAGTGCTGCAGCGATATAAACCTCTGCTGTACCTAAGTCTCCTTGTACAATCTTATAACCTGGTCTAGCTTTGAACAGCTTTTTAATATCTTTATTATCTCTTGGAATATTTTGATAATTAAGTACTCCAGAGCTAGATAAACGACCTGACGTAGTTCCATGAATATTGAAACCACTTCTTAGTCTATTATCAAAATCTACGCCGTCTCTAATACTTGAGATGTAAGTAGATAGCATCTTAGTTTTTTCTCTAAGATCTAAGATAGCTTTAGCTAGTGGATGATTTAATTCTCCAAGAACTTCTTTATCTACTGACCATGCTCCTGTTTCTGTTTTTTTAGTTGGTTTAAGTTTAATTATCTTAAAAAACAGTTCTTGAAGTTGTTGAGTGCTATTTGGATTAAAAGTCTTATTATGAATACGCTCGAAGGTTTTTACGTCTTCGTGCATTTCTATTTCAGCTAAACACTCTTCAATATCAATAGTGTATTCTTCTTCTAACTTTGCTAAGTTTTTGAAGTCAATAGGTCCACCATTCTGCTCTAACCTCATTAAAGCAGTTGTGGCTGGCTTGAGAATTTCATTATATAGTTTTGAAAAGTATTTATTGCCTAGTACTTTATCTGAAAACTTGTGGTAAAGTTGAAAAGTAGCATCAGCATCTTTACAAGCATAAGGAGCCAAGATTTCAGTAGGTAACATACCATAATTAAAATCTTCTAGCTTAATCTTGTTTTTACGAGCAAAAGCTTTTTTATATTCGTCTAGCTCTTTCTCATAATCTCCAAGATCGGTAAACCTTAAAGCTAGGGGTTTTAGTCCGTGCGTTCCTACTGCTTCTTCTAAGCAGTAATGCATCAACATAGTGTCTTCAAAGTCTGGAAACTCAAAACCATATTCATACACCATAAAATTCATATCGAATTTTGCGTTATGAAGAATACACTTTTTTGTTTTAAATAGGTTATGAAAATAATCTTTATATATAGCAACTACATCTGAGTGAATATAGTAGCCTTCGTGTGCTCTAGTTGATAAAGCAATGCCTAGTACATTACCAGTTCTAGGGGACAAGCTAGAGGTTTCAATATCTACTACTATAGGATTTGCGCTATTTAATTTCTTTATTAGTTTCTCAAATTCTTCCTTAGTTTGAATAAAGGCATACTCTTTATCCTTAATCTCTGAGTCTACAGCTCCTGACAAAACCTTAGTCAAGGTATTACTAGCTTTGACAATATCATCTTCGTACTGTGGCTTAAAGACTATCATATTGGGGTGTAAAAACGGAATGTACTTCTTTTCAATAAACATGCCGTTGTACTTAGTAATACCAGTAAGCCCCGCTACATACTTTAGTGGTTCTGCTCCTACAGGACATACAACTTTGTAAGAGTCAAGAATTGACATGTCTAAGTCAATATCTTTCTTCAAAATCTTGTCTTTAGGTTTTGAACATAAAAAGTGAACATCAAACTCTTCAGAAAAATACTTACTCATGATTTGAGGGTTCTTTTCTGCTGCTGATGCAAATACGAAAGCTACATTATTTGCCATTATTATATCTATCCTTTGGTAAAATCATATTTAGTTGTTCTTGAGAAAGATCTCCAGGATCTGTATCTTTAGGTAGGTTAATAATCTTTGATTGAATAAACCTTTTATCTAACATTTCTGCTATTCTTTTTGCTCCGTTTTTACCAGCTTCGTCGCCGTCAAATAGTATTTCTACATAAGTAGTACCAATTTTATCCAGAACATCTAACTTAGGTTTATTAAAATTGTTAGCTCCAAAAACACAAACAGTGTTTTCATAGCCTTTATCCCACATATTTAGCATGTCAAATAAACCTTCAACCAAGATAAGCTGAGACTTATCTTTAATAAGATCTAAAGGAAATAGCATATCAGCAGACCTTGCTTTTGCTGGTCTTCTATAATACTTGGGTTTTTCAGACTTATTGAATCTATTTCTACCTTCAATAAATCTTATTTTACCAAATTGAGATACGGGAAAGCAAATATAATCTTGTAAACCCATCTGTTCTGTAAAGAAAGCATCGAACTTCTCTAAGGTTTCAGCTCTAATATTCCTAAAAGTTCCTTTTACTTTCCTAGCATCTTCTGGAACAACAACTTTATCTTCAAAAATAAGATCATTTAACTTATTTTTGAGTTTTAAGATTTTAAAAGGTTGTTTACTATCAAAAGGAATATCAGTATTTATTCCAATACTATGTAAGAATTTTCTTTTTGTACCTTTAAAACCACAAGACCAGCACTGAAATATATCTTTTTCAAGATTATACATCATGCTGGGAGAATTATCTGCGTGATTTCCTGAAGTACATCTAAGAGCTATCTCAGTTGGGTTGTTAGTTTTAGAGTAATCTAAACCATGTTTTTGTAATACGTCAATCATGTTCATAGATCACGACTCCCCTCTGATGACTTACCTTTTTCATCATCTCCATACATTGCGATTTTGTGTGGCTTTTCATTAATTGATCTACTTTGTGTAGGATCAATTTTTACACAAGACCAATCCATATAAATATCAAAACTCATATGTTTGCCATTACGAATTTTAGTAGTATGGATTTGTAGTTTATTTTCTTGTGCTCGATCATCTCCTTCCTTTGCAGGAAAGAACGCAAAACTTCTATCAGCACTATCTAGAATACCTTTAGCAAATCGAGCTTCACCAGAAGCATCAATCTGATAAGGAGAGATTACAGTTATATTAAATTTCCTGCTCATTCCTTTTAGAGCTTCTGCTAATACAATCTGAGTTTTCCAATCCTTAGAATCATCATGTTTAATAATATTGATATAATCTACCACTGCTAAGGTAAAATTATCATACTGATTAGTAAACATATTACAATAATGATCAATACGATTGAGAGTCAAGCCCTCATCGTCAATAATAAAAAACCTGTTTCCTTTTAATTTTGGTTTTTCAGACTTAACCTTTCTCTCAAACTTTTTAAAATCTTTATCATTAAAAAGTTCTTTATACCAAGTCTCAATAACACTACTAGGCTCATAAAAATGATCAATCTTGGCTCTTACAAGCTGCATTTTCTGCTCAACAGAAAGCTCATTTTTAAAAATTGATAGAAAAGGTACCCCACTAAGAATACTTAGTAGTCTATCATATACTTCTTTATAACGCATTTCAATAGTAAAAAATGCTACAGTACTTCCTTGCAAAAATCTGTTAATAGCAAGATTTAAGCTGATAATAGACTTACCAGATCCTCTACGACCACCTAAAAGAACCAACTCTTGAAGAGCCATACCGCCGTTAGTAGAATCATATTCTGCACTTAATCCAGTAGGATAAAGAATAAAATCATCAGGATTAGGAAAAAAGTCTAGATCTGCGACATCGTAAAGCTCATCCGTCATGGGAAGAGCTTTATTAAGATTTAGCAAATGAGTTTGTAGCTTATCTACAATTTCTACTTTTTCTAGTTCAGACAACTCGTCAATAAACTTGTCTAGAAAAGAAATAGTTTCTTCTCTAATAAAATAGTCTTGTAGTTGACTAATTAAAAACTCATCAGCTACTTCATCAAATTTATTATCATCATCTAAAATTTGGGTATCAAAATACTCTTGTAAAGATGCTTCTTTCTTAAGAACCTGAAACTCATCAAGAGTAGGTATTCTAATATTAGCTTTATAAAAACTTTGTACCCTATCAAACAAAGCAGAGTTAGCCCCTGTAAAATATACAGAGGATAACTTTGAGTATAGATCGGGGTCTTTATTATCTAATAGTCTTCTAAGTGCTAGTTTTTGTAAATCTAAGGCCATTAATTGCTCATCACAGGAAAAACTTTATCTCTATTTGCTACAGTAAAGTGACCATAATCACCTTCTATCCATATAGAATAATATTCTCTACCAGTCTTTTCTAGAATAGTTTCTACATCTTTAATTTTTTCTTTAATTGCGAACTCTTTCCACTCAGTGCCGTTATCGTACATCCAGTAGATATTCCAATGAGTATCTTCTACACCTTCGTAATCTTCGCCATATTTCTTTCTAAGTTTATCTAGATTTTGAATTTCTACATAACGTCTTTTTGTTGGTTGACGATAATAATCGATCCAATCCTCATCAAAAACTTCTTTAATAGTTCCAAAAGAATTAACCTTGGGAACAAAAACTCTATCACCTTTTTTAAGGATTATATCTAGATCTTGTACAACATGGTCAACAGTAGCTTCTCCCTTCTTAGATCTTGCTCTAAGCGGGACATTCATTTCAATTAGTACAGACTTAATTCTAGCAGGAGTAGTATATAGCCTTTCTGCGATAGCAGACTGACTATCCCCATCATTGTAGTCTTTTACAATGTTTATCTTTTCTGCTTCACTGAAAGGAGTTTTAGATCTTTTCTTTTTTAGCTCCGCAACTCTTTCTTCTCTGTCTTGAAAATCTTTAACAATAGTATCAAGACGTTTTGTATTATAAGCAATACCTAGATGCTCACAAATAGACTTTTTTGTCTTATTTGTTTTCAACATCCAGATTGCTTGTCTGATTTTAGTTTCTGAAATTTCTGTCGTAGTTGGTTTTTTTGCCATAACAATCCTCTATTTTCTTTATTATAACATAAAGAAAGTTAGGTGTCAAATAAAATGTTGATTACTAATCGGTTTGTGTATTACCACTATTTTAAGATTTTACACAAAAGAGGTTCGCCAGCCATATTTTGCTCTTCTTTAATATAAGAATAAAAATGATTAACAGCTACTTCTTTGTTTTTTGCTTCAATCTCAAAATCTGCATATTGTAGCATAGGAATACAATGAGACATTAGGTGCTCATCATGGAATATGTCAGAGTGAGCATTTGGCTTCATCCAGTATTCTTCATTTTCAATAGGAAAACTTTGAGAGACATGAAACAAAGGACGAACATCTTTCCAAGTTTTTACAGCTTCTTTGAAAAACTCATCATTAACAGTAATATGTTCAAAGTTATCACGAATCTTTCTATTAACTAGCTTACCTTCTGAGTTTTTAACTTGTTCAGATTTTGTCATTCTATGACAAGCATAATGATGAATATCTAAACAAGTCCTAATAGGGATTAGTTGTGCAAGCTCAAGGGTATGAGAAATATCATAGCCATTTGGTTTATCTTCATTTTCTACTGTAAGACACTCTTTAGCATAGTCTGAAAGATATTCAAAGTGTTTAGCAAAACGTTTGATACCGTCGTTATGCTTACCACCATACAATCCTTGAAGATGAATATTCATAGAAAAATCTTTAGCAGGGATATTCATTAGCTTACCATAAAGTGCATGGTATTCTAGATCTTTAATAGAGTTTTGTACTACTTCTGCATTATTAGATGCAAGTACAGTAAATTGTGCGGGGTGTACAGAAAGCCTAATTTCATTAGTGATTGCAATCTGACCTGCCCGAGCTAGAATAGCAGAGATCTCTGGCATAATTTCTTCATACCAGTCCTTAGTAAAATCTAGAGTATAGCAAGGGAATAGCTCAGAAGAAATTCTGAAACTTCTCAAATTACGCGGTTGATGTGGAAAATAAGTAGACAAGATATCAAGAAGCTTTTTGCAATTCTCAATAGCTTTAGATTGAACCTTTTGTTTGCCACCATCTTTAAGAGCATATGTCTTAGTAGTAGTTCCAAGATTATAACGCTTAGCTAGCTTAGCATCATAGAATTGACAACACTGAGCGATTCGCCAATCAGTTTGAGACTGATTAAAATACATAAAAAAAACTCCTGATTAATAATTATCTTTATATGATAACACTAATCAGGAGTTAAGTCAATATGTAATTATAATTATATATTAGGTTAAGACAGCTACAGCTGACTTAGTGCAGTTACCTGCGTTAGACTGTGCAGCCACAGTGCCACGATATACGTGAGCAGGAACTACTGCTGGTGCAGCAATAGTTGATACAATATTGTTTGCACCAGTTGCTACAGAACCTTCAAAAGTACAAGCAGCGTTTGATAACACTCCAGCATCAGTTCTGAACATTACATCACGGAAAGTCATAGTACCATAATCGTGAGCAACAACAGCGTATGCTGTTCCTTGAGAGAACTCAGAGTCTTCAACAATTAATGTTGAGTTAGATGACTTACCACCTGAAACGGCTACACCCTTAGTTATACAAGCATTGCCTACTGCAAGAGATGCTGATCTAGCAGCACTATTAGCTCCAGCAAATAAGCAATCATAGAACTTTACAGTTGCTGTTGTATTACCAATGGTAACACCTGGAGAACCAAAAGATACACCCTTAAAAGTGATAGCTCCAGTGAAAGAATCTGGGATTGTAAATCCTTGAATTAAAATGTCGTCACGTCTTCCAACACCTACAATTGATACGTTCTGAAAACGAGTAGCGTTAGAACCTGGATCATTATATTCTCCAGGATATAACAGCACTGTATCTTGTTCTTCAAGTGTACCAGCTGCTATTTCTGTTAGATTTAAATAATTTGCATTATCGGTGCCAATCTGAGACACCTTGAAAACTAGTTTTTCTCCCATAGTTTTACTCCTATAATAGTTTTATTAAGCCCCCGACTAATAAATATATTATATAGTAAGTAACTAAAAATGGCAAATTAAATAATTTTAAATTAATGAATAATCAAGTCATCATCTGTATAATATAAATCATTCCAAATATTTCTAATTAAGCCAGTTTTAGTATAAACTACGCTAAAACATTCTTTCATAAATTGATTATTTCTATAAATTTTTTCCATCATCCAACAACATCTATAATGTACTTGTAAAGCTTTATACTCATTAGTATCTTTTTCGATATGTGGAAAATGACTGCTAATCAAATTATGAAAAAATATAGTCTTACCGTTCTCATTTAAAGATAGAACAGTGTCTATTTGTGTCTCTGGAATTTCATTTAAGAGTAGTGAATGTGCCATTATTTAGATACGATTATAGAGCAGGGTAATTACTTACCCTGCTCCGCAATCTTACTTATACTTCAGATTACTCTTCTACAGTCTTTGGGCTGTAATCAGCGCAAGAAAGACCACGACGAGTTAGAACAGTCTTAACACCACGAACTGTCTTACCGAAGTTCTCAGCAATCTGCTCTACAGACTGATCGAGCATATCTTCGATACCCTCGTATGGATCAGCCTTGGCACCCTTCTTATTCTTCTGCTCAGCCTTTAGGCCCATGCTAAGAAGCTTGCCACGGACAGAGTTAGCAGTCTTGCCAACTGCATCAGCAATATCTTCAAGGAAAGCACCCTTTTCAACCATTGCGGCAATCTTAGCTTCTTCAGCCTCACTATAGGTCTTTGGTGTGACCTTCTTCTCAGCTGGCTTAATGTGCTGAGTCATTTCTAGTGAAAGAGCCTTACCATTGATCTGGCGGGCAGTAAACTGGCCATCAGCAAAATCAGCAGCAATCTCTTCTGCGGTCTTCTTACCTGAATGTGCTTCAAGATAAGCAGCCAAAGCGTTAGTCTCTTCAGCTGAGAAAACAGGCGCAGCACCTGGCTTCTTTGGAACATCAAAACCAAGCTTACGTAGCTTAGCGGTTACAGAACGACGTGGAAACTCAAACTCATCGCAGAGCTTCTCAATAATTTCTTCTGTTACGCCAGTAGCGCAAACTTCATTCATACGTACAACCATTTCGTCGGTATATTCAAACTTAGACATTTTTTCTCCTCATATGTGTAATAGTTAAGTTTTTTGTCAGACTGAGAGGTTTTCTCTCAACGTCATAAAAAGATTATAACAAGTAAAAATTGATATAGCAAGATTAATGTCACTGAAATTAGTGTAATGGTGTTTTAAGAAAATCATCAAAAAGCACCTTTTAACACATCAGATCTATTTTTCCAATAGTCTACGATCTTAATTCCACTTGAAGTAGCTTTTTTATATTTGCTACTAGTTGTATCATCTCCAGAAATCAAAGCATAGCAGTCTTTTGTGACCGTGCTGGTAATCGTAAAGCCAAACTGTTCTAAGTGATCAGCTAGTTCATTACGAGACATATCTAATTTCCCTGTTATACAAACTTTTTTAACCTCGCCGGAATTTGCTTCGAGGTCTATGCTTTGATTCTGTTCTAACTTAAGAGGTAACTCATTAACCCACTCTTCGTTAGTATCGAGCCATACTAAAATATTCTCGATTGTTTTTGGACCAATTCCGTGTATTTGTACCGTTTCAATCTCTCGCAAACGATTGAACGAAGGTATGTGCTTGATAATCAACTTTGCAGCCGACTTTCCAACACCAGGGATACCTAAAGCAGCAAGAACAGTTTCATAAGGCTTAATCTTGCTGCGTTCTATTTCTGCTTGAACTTTTTCTCCGTTAGCACCAAGAATACTCCAATCATTATTCTGATAAATATCAGCAGGATGTTGAAGATTCATTTTGGACGTAGATGCTGGACCTAAACCCTTGATTTCAAGAGTTTTGACAAAATGTTCTAGCAATTTAGTTGTACTGTGCTGCGATACATCAGTAACAAACAACTTTGGGCCGACTTTACGAAGACCTTGTCCAATAGCTTCTTCGGCATGTCTTTGTTTAATTTTGAGATTATGTTGCGAATGCTGGATAACTCTATTAAACTTTGGAATTACACCACCTGCTCTTTCGATCTGTATCAGGTCGCCAAGGCCCAAGTCATGACTTTCCATAAATTCCAAATTGTGGAGAGTAACGCGACTCACAGTCGCACCGTCTAGTTCAACAGGATCAACTATTCCTGTTGGGTTAACAGTTCCAGTTCTACCAACAACCCAAACCACGTTTTGTAGCGTTGTAATTGCGGTTAAGCTTTCTCTCTCTTTTAAAGCTACAGCAAATCTTGGATACTTTGACGTATAACCAAGACGTTCTGCCTCCTCATGAGAGTCTACGCGATATACCTTACCATCTTGAGGATACTTCTCACAAAGCTTATCTAAAACAGTGTGAAATCCAGCCTCATGTAAGATTTTAATCTTGGCAGTATAATTCATTTTTACGCCAAGCATATCATGTGCAATAAATCTAATCTTACGAGAAATAAAATCATCCTCATCCTTTAGACCTAGTGCACCGCTTACATAGTTTCTGAAGTTTTCAACTTCATTATCTGTTACACACTCACCATTAACTACAATGGTTTCCCCAAGATTATTAGAAATAAACTCAGGAATTCCAAGCAGGTAATGTGCAAGATGAGTAACATTTTCTCCGAACTCACCATTACCGCGAGTTAGAGCTAAATGTAAATTACCATTTTTATAAATTAAAGATAGATTAGCCCCGTCTACTTTAGGGGTTTCAATAATAAAGTTATTATCAATCTCTTCTGAATCATATACTTTACGAAGAGAATAAAGCTTATAAGGATGTTTTACCTTACCAGCGGTTCCGCCTACTTTAATAGTAGGAGAATCTGAGTCGTGCCATCCTTGATTTTTTTCAACTTCAAGTAGTTTATCATATAGCTTATCGAAATCTGCATCACTAAGCTCTGGCTTATTAAGATCATAATACAGATAGCAGTGATGAGATACAATGTTTTTTAATTCTTCATAAGTCATAAATGATACTCTTCAATCTTATTGTAAAAATATAATACAATAAAATTGTTTGATAGCCAAGTTATAAATGAAATTTTAAACTGAGGGAATGTACTTAAATCTAATTGAAGATTCTTCTTTGGTAACTATATATTCTTCTTTTTGATCTAGTTTTAACCCTTTGGCTCTTCCAAAGGAATGTATTCTTTCTAGATTCCAACAAAAAGGTATAGTTTCTAACTCTTTATAGTGATTTTTATTCTTTAATACTCTTAAATATAAAAAACCATCATCTCTTAATGAGTGATTCATTTTAGCTAAGTATGTATATATTAACATGGAAGACCCCTCTGATAAAATATCCCATGTTGATATTATATGATAAGCATTCTCGGGGAAATGTTCAAGAAATTTATTTTCTTCTATAATAGTTATATTACTATTTTTTATAAACTTTTTTACTTGCTTTTGGTCTTTTACAATTAAGAGTACTTTTTTGTATTTTTGTTTATTTAAAAAATTTAAAATTTTCCAATCTACCATGGTTAGCCTAATTTTTTCTCCAAAGCATCTACTAGTTTAATTAAATTTTCTTTTTTATTTAGATTAATACCTTCTATTTCTATATCAAGATACTCTTCTATTTCTCTAAGCATAGTTTTAACTGTTTTATTTTTACTATCTTCAAGTTCTTCGGGTTTTTGATATATTTTTAACTGTACAAGCTTACTTATTACAGATCTATATCCTTTTCCAAAAAACTCTGCTAATTCATAGACATCTTTAATATCTTCTTTAGTATAAAGTTCTATTAACTTTGCCTCTTGTTCATCGGACCACGCTTTAATGCTCATTATTAATTTCCTCAAAATTAAATTCCAGTTGGTTTTCATCAAACTCTAAGTGTCTAGTATACTTTGCAAAAGTTTCACTAGCTTCTTCTAAAGCTTTGATTATGCAATCTGTCTCTTCAGCTACAAACGCATAACCTGTCTTAGTAGGGTACCATACACCAGAATCACCATCCATCTGATAATCTCTAATATGTATGTATACTTGACCTCTAAAGTCGCTCATTGTAACTTTTACTACGTTACCATTAGGTTTTTTATAAACATATCTGTCAAACACTTATAAGTTTCTCTTCAGTCATCAAGTTTTTTAACCAACTATTAGGTATACCGCATATATTTAATGTATATCTAGGTTCTACGCCAAGATTGGCTGCCCCATGAAGATAATTGGGATTAAATATGAGTATATTTCCTTTATTTAATACAATCTCTTCTTTATTATTTCCGAAAAAAAATTTAAAATTATAATTTTCGTTTAAAGCTACCCACAACCTAACTATATTACTATCATCTAAATCTAAATGCATAGGAGTTATATGACCAGGGTTTTGCTTAAAAATTCTTATTCTTGTAGTTTCAAATTCAAAAAAATTAACTAAGTTTTTAATTTTTGGTATTTCAAATATTTTAGTATATTTATAATTTTCTGGTAAGTCTTCTTTATTAGACTTATAAAGATCATCTATTTTACCTGTAGCACTTTTGATGCTACAGGCAGTTATTGCATTTTTAAGATCATAGTCTTCACAAGAAAAATAAGGTAATTTTTCTAAAATATCAGACCAATCTCCGTTTAGTTTAGATTTTGATATTATATATCTCATTAAACTGTTATAGAGTCAGTAATTTGATCATTTACTAATGTTTGTGTAACAGAATCAGTAATTTGTCCATTATTAATAGTTACTGAATCCCACTTATAGGCCATTTCGTTTATAACATCGTCTGTATAACCGTTTATCTTTAGCCAATATCTAAAAGCACCTTCTGATTCAAAATTCATATTATTACTCCTATAATTTAATTCCCCTCAAAATAGCATTCATTTATGTTTTTATTTTTAAGTTTATTATGTAATATATCAGTACCATAACAGATTAAATTACTATTTTTTTCACTTAAAGCCTTAATCCAATTATTATTGTAATGATCTTT